CTTATCAAATGTATTTCTACTATATGGACACGATTATTCTAAGCCATTAGCGAGTGTAAAGGCTGGTACGTTAAAATTAGATGTTGATGAAGTGGGACTACACTTTGAGGCAGAACTACCAAACACCACTTATGCTAATGATGTATATGAGAATGTATCAAAAAAGATTCTGGATTCAATGAGTTTTGGTTTTGTGTTGGGCGTGGATTCGTTCGACCAAGCAGAAGATGGTAACGTGATTCGTTCCATTGAAAAAGTAAAAGCATTGAATGAAATCAGTGTTGTAACCGTGCCAGCTTACAATGAAACAAATGTACAAGTGGATAAGCGTTCTTATGAAGCGTTTATGAGTAATAACCAATCAAAAAAACTAAACAAGGGCTTAGAATCGACTTCTAAGACACAAAAGGAGAGCAAAAACATGACAAAAACATTAATTGATAACGAAAAAACAGAAATTCGTGCTTATGAGGACTATATCCGAAGTCAAGGAGAAGAACGTGACGGACTATCAACTGTAAACGCTGCTGCCGTTGTTCCTAGTGAAATCATCGGAGAAGTATTTGACTTAAAACGTTCAAATTATAACCTAGCACAATATGCAACAGTTAAAACTGTATCGAACGGACAAGGAAAATATCCAGTTGCAACGAACCAACAAGCCGTTTTAGGTACAAAAGCAGAACTTGCGGAAATCGCAGATGTTGACGCAGATATGTTTACACAGGTGGAATATAAAGTTGAAACTCGTGCTGGTAAAATCGCTTTATCAAATGAAGTAGTAGAAGATTCAGCCGTTCCAATCGTACAAGAAGTAAAAGATCAATTAGCTAAACTGGTTGAGAATACGGACAATAAACATATCATGGATTTATTAAAAACTTTTACCAAAAAAGCCGTTGCGACTTTAGACGACTTGAAACAAATTGCGAATGTGGTACTTGATCCAGCATTAAATAAAATGGTGGTATTAAATCAAAGCGGCTATAACCATTTAGATACATTAAAAGATACTCAAGGCCGTTACTTATTGCAGCCAGATGTTACCGCCCCTACTGGAAAATCATTGTTCGGTATGCCAGTTGTCTTGGTATCAGATAAGTTATTTGCTAATCCAAAAGCTGGTACTTATCCAATGATTATTGGCGATATTGCACAATCGGTATTTGTTGCACGTAGAAACCAAGTTACAACGCAGTGGGAAAAATTCGATTATTATTCTCAAGGCTTGGCCGTTATTGTTCGCAATGACTACAAGAAGATTGATGAAAATGCAGCGGTGTATGTAGAATTGACACCAACCGCAGGGGAATAACTATAAAGGGTGGCGTAAAATTACGCTACCCTTTATTTTTTTACATGAAAGGAGCAAGCAAAATGGAATATACAAGTTTAGTTAGTATTGATTCTGTCAAAAAGAGCCTACGCATAGATCACTCGGAAGATGATGAACTACTCGAAAACTATATTCAAACCGCAGGACAGTATATTGTCAGCGCCATTGATAGTGCTTATTCAGATGGTTCTTTGTCTGGTAAACGCCAATTCGAGTTCGCTATTAGCTTATTAGCCCAACATTGGTACTTGAATAGGCAAGAAGCGAGTGCCACACGTATTCCCGTAACGGTTCAAGCTATGATTCAACAGCTTAGGGGGCTTTACTATGCCAATCATTAATAATATAAATGAATTAAATGAACGAATTACAATAGTTTCTATGAGTGCTAATGCTGGACCCGACCCGGGCGAAACGGAAGCAGAGTTATTTTCATGTTGGGCGAAGATACGAACGCAAACTATCAGTGATGTAAAAGCGTTGAGTGGTACAGATTTTGCTAATACAATTGATATTGTTATCCGCCAACAACAACAAGCTGAAATAAACAATACTATGCTTGTAAAATGGAGGGGAAAAAAATATCCAATAGTTAAGATAAACCCAGATTATGCAAAGAAAGAATTCAGGGTATTGGTTTGTAAATTGGTATCTTGATTACGTTTGTAAACGATTTGGTAATTTGGTATAATAGAGGTAGTAAATGAAGGTAGTAGCTAACTGAATTTTACGAGGGTAGCACCCGAACTTATTGCTGGACTGAAAATTGTAGGCATGGTTGCAAACATGGCGGACTAGGAAAAGTAATAGGTAGAACGTTCGACTCCTTTTCGCAATCGTGCGATTAATGATTTTGGTTTAACACACTCTTAACAGGGTGTGTTTTTTTGGTATAATGAACATGAAATTTGACTTTTATTTAGGATCAACAGCTTTATGGCTATTGCTAGTTTCATTAATAAAGCAAGTGATTGGTAAAAAAATAATCAAAATGCCCCCAGCTAAAAAAGCTATCTAAAAACTATCTATTTGTAAAAATAGTTGAGAATATACGAATTTTAGAAGATAACTTTTAGAGATTTTTTGTTAATATAACAGTATTTGTGTGTATTTAGATAGAAAATCGTTAAATGGAAGGTAGTGTGGGGTAATAGAATTGAATAAGCTAGAAACGCTTACTTAAAGGTGTTTCTGGCTTTTTTTGTTTGAACGTGTAGAAAGTAACAACAAAAGTAACACCAATGAGAAATGGATAGGTAGATTTTTATGGTGAATCTTATCAAGTCGGAGTTCGGTCCGAGCCATTGTCATGTCTTAATATCTTTCCAATACCATGTCAATCATGGCACTAGTCAAAAGTAGCCAATTGTCTATCAGTTAAAGCAGTTCAACTGTCGACGCTCCTTTATGATATACTAAAAAAATAGATACGCTCTTAGCGTAAAGAATGAAAATGACTACCTAAGTGCGAGTAGAATCATCAAATAAGAAAGGAGTACAAACGATGCAAGGACAACCTATGATGCAAACAGCTAGATTAACAATACAAGCAGCGACGATCAAAGATATCGATACGATTATTGAATTGGAATCGCACCCTGAAAACAGAGACTACGTGGAACACGGAGATGTTGCGCAGCATGAAAAAGAGATCCGCCACAAAGATTTTCTAGTGCTGATGATTTTAAACAAAGAAACAAAAGAAGTGGTAGGTTATACATTGTGTCATCTCAACCATGCGGCTAATAGTTTTGAGTTACGTCGATTGATTATTCAAGTGAAAGGTCTAGGTTATGGCAAAGAAGCCATTCGCCAGATCATCGATTATGCCTTTCATGTGTTGAACATGCATCGCCTTTGGTTAGATGTATATCCGTTCAACCAGACAGCGATCCGCTTGTATGAATCATTAGGGATGAAAAGAGATGGCGTTTTGCGAGATAGTTATTTATCCGAAAAATATGGCTATCAAGATCAAATGATTTACTCGATACTTGATTATGAGTGGTCTGTTTGATTTGATTCGATTCATGAACAGTAAAACAGAAAAATATGCTTGTTCATGTTTTGTTTACAATCTTGTACTATACTTATCCATAATAGCTAAAATTGGAGGAGTATAAGTGAAAAAAAATAAAAAAATTAGTAAGAAGCAACGGGTGATCTGGAGCGGTGTCGTGTCGGTCGCAATCATCGTAGGCGGATATTTGTTCAATCAGTTTGTTTTTATCAAACCGTGGCATTATCAACCGGCGCAAACAAGGGACAAGTTCAGAGTGGCATTATCGGTGAGTCCCTTTTCTGCAACAGAGTTTGAGGAAGGCTATACTTACCAAATCGGTGATCAAACGATCACGACGCAAGAAGCGTTGCAACAAGCATTTATTGATCATGGATCAACGGAAATGTATACCCGAATTGGCACCAAACGGACACCTACTGCAGAGGATATCACTTATGGAAAACCGGATACCAATGCCAATGTTCATACATTAGATCAAGGATTAGCGTTGGCCAAATTAGCAGCCAAGCTAGGTGTTCCTTTGAATCCAGAAATCATGGGTGCCTATACTTATATGGATATGTTTGAGCAGCAAGCGCCAGATTTTTCTGAATATCCAGAACTGTTGGCGATGCAAAAAGGAAAAAGCTGGCAAGAGTTGACGTTAGAAGAGATGCTGCCGATTTTGCAAGCCTACGGCACCTTTGTCGCCACACAATTGTTAGAAACCGGTGTAACAATCGAGAACTGGAATATTGGCAATGAGGCAAACTTTGGCTTTGCTGGTGTCAACGTAGGTCTGGAGACAGCGGTGAATCCGGCCTTGGCAGATGTGCCGGATTGGCGGAAAAATATTCTTTCGATTTTGGAAACAAATTGGCTAAAAGAAAATGTGTGGGCCTATAATGCCAAACAAATGAACGCCGTCAAAACAGGGATACTACAAGCTTATCAAGAACTAGGCATATCCAGCGAAAAAACGAAGTTCTCAACCCATATCGCGACTGTTGCTTCAACTGTGAGTAATGTCGTCAGTTATTTTGAGACATTAAAAGAAAATGGCCTTGACGTTGATGTAGCGGGAATTAGCTACTATCCCAGTGCACCAAGTGCGCGTTTAGACAAAATCGTTATGTACAAACAAATCGTTACTGCAATCAATCAACAGGTCAACATCCCAGTGTTTATTGCCGAATTTTCTTATCCTTCGGGCGATGTATCAGGCCCTTTTTCCTCATGGACGAAAGAAGTCGCGGGGTATCCCCATACAGAAAATGGTCAATCCGCATTTTATCAAGATATTGTCCATTGGGGGA